GGGGTATGGGGGGCGCGGCGGAGTCCCAACTGAATAGCGGGGGGCCGGGTACGGGTGGGGTCGGACTATGTAGCGTTTCATTTATAGGTGAAAGTTTACATATCGATTCGCCTGATATATAACTATCTCACGCCATGCAATACCGCAGGGCGCATTTAACATAGGACTATTACGATGAAAGCAGTAGACATGAAGAAAATTCAATCGGCCGACCTTGCGTCGATTGGTTACTCTGCCGCATCACAAGGCGACACGATTGCGATGCTCGCAACCGAATTGGTGCGACGTTATCCGTCTGGCGAATTCTCCGATGAAGTCAAGGCCGAATTAGAAAAGGGCATGACAGGCCGCAAAAATGAGTTGTACGGAACGCGGTACTTTGCTCACAAGGGCAGCGAGTACCTGCCAATCGATGAAGAGGCCGCAAGGGGCATGGAGTCAACCGGAGTGTTCGCTCTGACGATTGAATACGCTTGCGGATTGTCGGCCTATGACTTTGGCCAACTGAAGACTAAAGACGCGGCGAAGTATGAATTAGTGAAAGACGCGCGTTATGACGAAAGTCAGTATCGGTCGAATCGCATGAAGAGTCTAATGAAGGCCGTGAATGACCTGAAGGCCGGAATCAAAGGCCGGACACGAGAGGCCAACAAGAGATATCTCGACTGGTTATCTGATAAGCAAAACGGCCTCGCGCAGACAATGCTTAAACGAGCAGCGACCGCCCGAAAGAATGGTGACCCGACTGCTCCGAAAGACAAGGCCGACCTGATCAGGATGCTGACTGAAGTAATCAACAAGGCCTGACCCACTCGCCCCGGTAGCCGCAAGGTTGCCGGGGCTTTTTTATGCCTGCGTTTCGCATAAGAAACCAGTTCCTTGTTTGTGCGCGCGTGTCGCGTGTGCGTGGCTGCGCGGGGAGAGGCATGGCTAGTTAAGCTATTAAGCGAGAGGGGTTCCACTAAATAAGACTTCACCTCCAAGTGAATCGAACCCGCAAAGCCTCACATCGTTTTATAACGTTATAAAATGATGGTCTGTTCCACGTTGTTCCACACTTGTTCCAAGTTTTGTTCCAAGTTCAAAATCGGTAAGTCATTGTTTTGCAAGGGAATAGTGCAAATCTGTTCCAATGTTCCAAGTTTTTCAAGGTAGGGCAAGGGGGGAGGGGTAAAAACCAAGTCGAGGAAGTCGTCATCGCGGATCGTCAACCCGCACGCAAAAAATCATCACATCATTCGTATACCTCATTTTTATTGGAACAGATTGAACAACTACTACTACTAAAAATAAATAATAATAAAAACAACAACTTAGCCTCCTCCACCCTCCTCCTTTTGTAGCATTGTATAAGTTTCATTTTTGGAACAACTTGGAACAAGTGGAACAGATTTTATCCACCACGCGGATACCGCAAACCCCGTCCCGCTCCGTCCCATCGCCAGATATCTTTTTTATCCAAAGTCTTGACATAAACGTAAAGAAGCCCTATAATATGGGCTCATGACCGATGAACAACTAACTCAACACGTTAAATAGGACTTCACTTCGACATGAATTACGAAACGGAGAAAGCCATGCAAACGACCAAGACAACCAAGCCGATCAAGACGACTAACCCCAAAGTGCGCCCACACGTACAGGCCAAGCAACCCTTCGTCGCTAATAACATCTTTGCTGAATGGGTTCGGGCAGGTGTCGGGTATTCCGGCACAGCGGGAGAGGACATCTACGCCGTCTATTCCTACGGCAAGCACTTCCCTATGTATGCCTTCATCCCGAGCGTGAATCGTTGGTTTGCCAACGTGGACAGGTACTCCATCACGACATCGAAGCACAAGGGACAGGCTCACCCGCACGAGACTTGCACGGAGGTAAGCCGGGACTTCTTGCGTGATGTGTTGGACATGGGACTCGGGAATGCCGTCGTCCGGCACGAGGTAAAGGTATATGGATAAGAAGTTGTGCACACGATGTTATGCCGAGTTTATTGAGGACGAGCGTGTGGTTCTTGGCTATCTCACCTGCATGCCATGTGGCGAGGAACAGGCACGGAAGAGGAAGCACACCGTCGTCCCGCTCCACAAGAGCAACTACATCGTCCCGGCAAACCGGGAGGAGTTGTGTGGGATAAACAACAAGGGAGGGTTCTACCGATGAACGACGCAGACATCGAAATTTTGCGAACACAGGCAGAGAAGTTTCTCAGCGCAGATGAGGCATACATGAAAGTGCTGCGTGAGTTGCAGGAAGAGTTGCGACGTATCAACAAACAGATCGAAGCATTACGGGAGGTGTACCGTGGAGGATGAAGAGTTTGCGGTGCTTGAAGCCGCTGCATACGCGCGTGAATTAGAACTTGAATACATGGAGCGACGAGAGTTGCTCGAAAAAGTGCAGAGTAATGAGTGGGCGCAAAGTGCGTGGGAGGTGACCGATGGTGCGTTCTAGGGGATGGACTAGATAAATCAGGTGGAAAAAAGATCCCCAAAGTCTTGCTTTATATGTAAAGGTATCCTATACTATGATCATAGACGTAGGGATGACTAAGCAACTGGACTAAACAACGATTCACTTGGACATGAACTAGGAGATAAGTGATGGACGTAGCAAACGAAACATTCTTGAAGAAGCCGGAACACATCGTCTCGCTCGCATCGTCGTGCGTGTTGGTGGACGTAGACACCCGAGTGTGGACTGCAACGATGCAGGATAAACAAATCAGCGAGGAGGTGACGCAAGCCAAGAAAGCCGACAGCGATGCGGGTAAGTTTGTGAAGCACTTGCTCGCCAAGAATCTGGAACACAAGCGAGTGTTGAACTATCGCCAGACGGTTTATAACTGGATGCAGCGACGGACGTACGACTGGGCAGGCAGTCAGAGAATCCTCCCAAGCGTAGAACTACCCCGCTTCATGAAGGAGTTTCAGCACCACGAGACTACCTTCAACGGACTGGTCGCGGACTTCATCAAGGCATACCCGAGCATCGTGTCGAACATGGCGTTCGTGGCACAGGGTGAGATGTTCAGGCGGGAGGACTACCCGTCAGTTAATGAAGTATTCAGCAAGTTTTCGATCCGGCTGTACACGAGCGAAGTCCCGCTTGGTGACTTCCGCTGCAAGATTGCCAACGAGTTGGCGTCTGATCTACAGGTTCATTACGAGCGACAGGCTCGTGACTTGGTGGATGGGATTATTAACAGACAGAAGGAGCAACTGATCGAAGTGATGAAGTCTCTCTCGCATTGTTGTGAGACGGAGACCGTCGTCGAGAACGGAGAGATCAAGATCAAGCGACGGAAACTGTACGACACCACTCTGCAACGAGCGATTGAATTATGTAACACATTCGCAGAGTTCAACGTGTCACGAGATCCTGCATTAGAAGAGGCACGTGTTTCCCTGCTGCGGGCACTCGAAGGTGTGACGATTGATCAATTAAGAGACAGCGATACCAAGCGTATCGTCGTGAAAGAAAGTGTGGACGACATCCTGTCCAAGTTTGGCGTTTGATTTTTGTAACGGACTTTTGATTTTTGTAACTAAAGAGGTGTGAATCATGGCTATCAATCTATTCGCTAACCCCGTCACCATCGACGAGGCATATACCCTGATCAAGACTCTGGGTACGACTAATACTTTCCTGTGCGTGGGTGAGCCGGGTATCGGCAAATCAACATTTCACTCACGGCTGAAGTCAGACTCAGACTACCCCGCCGACAAGTACGACCACATCTACGTGGACTTCTCCAACACGGACTTGGGTGACATGTTCATCCGCGCTCCGAACCGGGAGACTGGGGAGTTGGAGTTCTACCCGTCATCTCTCTTCAAGATGAAGTCAGGCAAGCCGAAGATCATCATGCTCGACGAGATCGGCAAGTGCGACAAGATGATGCAGAAGATGGCGATGCGTCTCGTGTTAGACCACGTTATCGGAGACGAGGAATTGCCCGAGGGTTCCATCGTGTTCGCAACAACTAATAACTTCTCTGACGGTGTGGGTGATGCGATCCTCGCGCACGGTGGCAATCGCGTGACGATCATCAATGTCAGCAAGCCGAACGAGAAACTGTGGAACGCATGGGCTACGGACAACGGCATCTCTGCTGTCATTCGTGCATGGGTGGCGATGAATCCACGAGCACTCGCGTCGTACCTTGACGGTGGGCAGGAAGATAATCCGTTCATCTTCAAGCCGGGTAATCGTGTGCTGTCGTTCGTCTCGCCACGTAGTTTGGCAAAGGCTGATCCGATTGTTCGCAAGCGTGATCTCATCGGATCGAAACTGACTCATTCATCCTTGGCCGGGACAATCGGTGTGGCTGCGGCTGAATCGATGGCTGCGTTCTTGGCACTTGAGAAAGAGTTGGTATCTGTCAAACAAATCTTGGCTGATCCCGACAACGTGGAGATACCCGAGCGCCCGGCTGCGTTGTTCATGACGATGTTCAATGCCATCGACACCATCGAAACACAAGATGACTTGAGCAAGTTCATGCGGTTCGTCAATCGCGTGAGATCGTCCGAGGTGCAAGCCGTGTTCTTCACCATGCTGTTGCAGTCCAAGCGTACGAGCCGTATCGCACGAGGTAATGCACAGGTGAGCGACTGGGCAAAGAGCAACTATGAGTTGTTGATCTGACGGAGGTGTGACATGGGACATGTAATGGTATTTGGTAAGAGATCGGCTACCGAAGAAGAGGTAGAACGCGCTCTGAACATGGAGATCGTAGTTGAACAGAAAAACTTATACGGGGTGGTGCGGTTCTATCCCGTGAATCTACTGGCGCAACAGTTTGCCAATCTGATGGGACGGATGACGTTCGATATCGGGCATCTGAAGCGTATCAAGGAAATGGGTATCTCCGTTGACGTTAAGCAAGAGGAAGTAGTGTTATGACTGACGCAACTACAGCATTGAAGAAAGCACACATTCGACTGATGCGCCACCCGGAGACTTGTCTGTACGGTGGGATCATGTTGATGGGTGAATCAACAATCGAAGATGGCATCCCGACTGCGTACACGGATGGCAAGAACAAGCGGTATGGTCGTGAGTTCTTCCAGTCTTTGACGTTGCCCGAACAATCTGCGTTGGTGCTGCACGAGAATGGCCACGTGTTCTTGAAGCACATCCCTCGTCACATGGACTTGGTGAAGGAGAATCCGCGACTCGCAAACGTGGCGATGGACTTTGTGATCAATGACATCATCACGGAGATTGGCAAGAAGGCTCCTGATCTGGTCAAGTTACCGAAGGGTGGGTTGTACGATCCGAAGTATCACAACTGGTCGGTACGTGAGGTGTACAACGATCTCAAGGCAGAGATGGACAAGCGCAAGAAGAAAGGCAACGGACAAGGTGGACAGGGTACAGGCAGCGGGAAGAGTCCCGAGGAGATGCAGCCGCTCGACGAGCATGATGCGGAAGCGTTGGCAGGTGCAAGCGTTGAGGAAGTGCGGAAGTTGTCCGACGAGATCAGCGAGGCTATCCAACAGGGTGCGATGTTGGCCGGGAAGTTTGGCGTCAAAGTACCGCGCGTCATCCAAGACTTGATGACACCAAAGGTATCGTGGCGTGATGAGTTGCGTGAGTTTGTCTCCTCGACAACGAAGGGACGAGATGAATACACGTGGCGCAAGATGAATCGTCGCCGCATGGTTGATGATATTTACTTGCCAACTCTGGAAGCGGAGAAGGTAGGCGAGATCATCATCGCCATCGATACGTCAGGCAGTATCGGCAGCGCACAACTGACTGAGTTTGCGACCGAGATGATTTCGATCTGCGACATGGTGTCACCTGATCGGGTGCGAGTGATCTGGTGGGATCATCAGGTACGAGGTGAGCAAGTATTCAGCGACAACTACGACGGACTGGCAACGATGCTGAAGCCCGAGGGTGGCGGTGGAACTAGGGTTTCATCTGTGAGTGAACTGCTATGCAACGAGAACTGCAATGCCGAGTGCTTGGTTGTGTTCACAGACGGATACGTTGAAGACGATATCAAATGGCAGACGAACATCCCGACGCTGTGGATGGTGACACTTGCCCGTAACTTTACCCCGCCGAGCGGTCGGCTTGTGAAGATGGAGGTGTGAGATGAATCAAGAAACTAATATGGAAGAAGTGATCAAGTACGTTCGTGCGTTGGAAGAAATGGGTTGTGCTGTCGTGGTATTCACGCCCGAGGAGTTGCTAGATGCTGATCCTGACAAGGTGCAGGATCGTTTGATTGAACTAGGGCATGAAGTTATTCAGGACATGGCATGGATGAACAGAGTAGACGATGAAGACTAAGGAGGATGAGTTGATTCCTCCGCCTGACTTCAAGCGCACACACGTGACTAATTATGTTCTTGAACAGGACAGGAAAACTTTGGCACGCATCGAGCAAGCACGAAAGATGCGTGAGGATATGAAAGTACTACGGACTCAAGAGGTGAATCATGTTTGAGCAATTCTTTTTGAACGGTAAGTATTCTAACCAAGAGAAACTTGCTATCACTCGCCATGCGTTGTGGCCTGTGTATGCTGCGTTGCATAACGTGTCGGGAGGGAAGATCCGTATCTCGGAACTGACCGACTCGGGGAACATGCACTTTGCTTTGGAGAGCGGGTTGCAGATCGGGTTCGTCTATCGGATGCAGACGGAGAAGCGTTGGTACTACGCGCTCCGGTTCACGAGCAATCCGTTCGGCCACGACTACTACAACTACTCAAATGGCAAGCCCGACTTGCGTAGTGACAAGCCCAAGTATCTGGCCAACAAGATTAAGACTTCATTCAAGGATGAAGTGTTGGCTGAGGTGGAAAGCGTGGAGTACTCCATGATCAAACGAGTGGGTGAGATGATCAGCAGAGTCATCAACGACAACTACTCGAAACTGACGGAGAGTGTTTCGTCATACGAACGTATAAACGGTGACTTGTTGCTTGAACTTGCACGGCTCGCAGAAGGTGAGATCACTAGCGCAGATCTTAGCCAATACGCACGGGCTGAATGTACAACTAGACTCAAGGAATACAAGCAAGCGCAAGTGCAACGGGCTATCGACTTTGAAGATGTCGAGTCGTTCTATTCCCGTGACAAGGTGCTGATTACGAAAGATCTGTATGGTGGGCTGAACGTGACGTACTGTCCTGCTGATATCTGCAAAGACTTTCTTAATCAGGTCAAGCGTAATCGGTGTACGGATGTGAGAGCGTTGATCAATGATCGTACGCTGCATGGCAAGCCGCAGTTGGGTGGCGGCATGTGGTACAAAAGTCTCGACGATCTGCCTGAAGATCTGCGTACATCAGTCATGGCATCACTCGCTATGCTGAAGGCACACACGGGACAGAACGCACTCTTCCCTCGTACAGAATATGCGTCAACGACTTGGCGAGACATGGGTGCATCTGCTGTTACGTACTGGGCAGAGAAACATACCTACATGATTGAGGTGTAAGGTGGAGAACAGATTATTTGACAGGCTATATGCGTTCTATGATTTGAGAAAAGACATCTGGCGTATGCCCGTCAAGGTGCGGAGTGGTACGTACAAAGTGTGGACTGGGAAGGCCGATGACTACATTGTGATGCACTTCACAAACGAGACTTTGCCAGATCTATTAAAAGAACGCCTAGCCATAATCAATGGGTTTAACAGTAGGCACAACTGGCCGGTACAGGATGAGGACTTTGAGGTAGTGGGTATGCCGAAGTTGTTTATGTATCCACCACTCAAACCCGGCGTGGAGTTCCTGCCTGACGTTGGGTATCGGGTGAACGAGGAGTTCTACTGCGTGTACATGAGCAGCGAAGATAAGGATTCACTCAAGAGTGAATGGCTGCGTAAACCGAAGGAGGAAGTATGAGTACTACACCCGAGGGGAAAGTTAAATCCAAAGTAAAGAAAATCTTGGAGGACATGGGCGCTTACTACGCGATGCCAGTTACCGGAGGATACGGTAACTCAGGGGTTCCAGATTTCTTGATTTGTAAAGAAGGATTGTTTTATGCTATTGAGTGTAAGGCAAATGGTGGACGCCCGACTGCACTACAACACGCACACATGAAGGCTATTCGGACTGCGGGTGGCGTGGCGTTGGTCGTCGATGAAACTAATGTTGAAAACTTGAGAAAGGAGATTTTGAGTCATGTTAAAGGTAAGTAAGTCTGAGCAAATTCGTAAGTTGTACGACGAAGGTAAGTCGGTCAAAGAGATCAGGTCAAAGGTGAAATGCAGTCATGCGTTGGTCGCGGTTGTGCTGAACAACTACAAAAAGAAGTTGAGGAAGTCGAAGATCATCAAGGCTGTGACCGAGGTGAAGCAAGTGTTGGATAAGATTGATCAGAGAAAGACATCTGATCTGGTTAACAGTCCACCGCACTATCGAACGGGTGGGGTTGAGACAATCGACTTCATCGAAGCCAAAGATCTTAATTACCGATTGGGTAACGTGGTCAAGTATGTGAGTCGCGCAGGTAAGAAGTCTTCCGATCCGGTACAGGATTTGGAGAAGGCTGCGTGGTACTTGCAGCGTGAGATTGCAGCGAGGAAGAACGCATGAACGAGTACGACTTAAAGAAATATATTCTGTCAAAGTTTCCGAACATATTCCTCGCGCCTGTCGATGAATTGGAGTTAACGGTTCGCACTTCAAATTGTTTGAGGGCTCAGAGTCTGTTCACCATTGGCGATGTCGTTCAAAAGCAAAAGTATGAGTTGCTCTGCATACCCAATTTGGGTAAGAAGTCGATGGAGGAATTGGAAGAAGCATTGGCAAGAGTAGATCTAAAACTCGGTATGACGTTGAAGAACTTCCCTCCGAGTGATCTTGATGTCGTTGGCCTTGACGAACACGCCATTCCGGTCACAAGGGAGAAACTGATCAGGGCTATGCGAATTGCCGCACATCGTCTTGTGATCAACTGCGAGGTCGATGATCCGGCGAAGTCGATTGACTACGCAAAACTTATTGAGCAACTACATCGTTTGCTCAAGGAGGGGGAGAAATGATCCGTTGGCTGTTAGATTTCTTCAGGAAGCGTGATGAGTATCGCCGCAAAGAGTGGGCGCACGTGCCGCCCCCGAGTTGGGCAGCAAAGCGTGGTGGGAGGGAATACTGGTGAGACTTGCAGCAGAAAATACTTCATCCCCTACACACAACATGGACGATGCGGGTTGTCGCAGGATGTGGGCAGCGGTCGTCTATCAGGCTGTGAAGGACATGGAGTACGAGACTGGTAGGCGACCCGCTATCAACTGGATGTATTCAGATAGAACAGGCGTGGGTTCGATGCGTTGGATCTGCGACATGTTGGATCTGGATTACTACAAACTCACCCAGTTGTGTATGACTCGTGCAGGACGCGCCAAGATTCTGCGGTGGAATAAAGACGGCGACGGTAAGAAAAGTCCGAGATCAATGAAGAAGGGCTAATCATGGAAAAGAAGTACACCAAACCAACTAGGTACAACCTGTCGCTCTCATTTGAACAATACAAGTTCTTGTTGGAGCGTAAGAAGAAGGCTAGGGCTGAGAGGGAACGGATCAAGTACAAAGATCTTGTGAAGGAGTGGGGTGTCAAGCAGTACTACATGGCGACCGCGATGAACCGTGGCATCAAGCAGTACGACTATTTGATTTGGAAGGAAGAGCAGAATGCCAAACAGAATAGAAATTCCGTCTCGGGACTTCATCAAAACCGTAGCCCGAAAGTCAAAGTTGTTTATGTCCAGTCCGGATCGTATTGAGGCTGCTGAGAAATTTTTTACCTACGCCTACCGAGCCGGTGCGTTGAACGAAGCCAAGCGGCAGGAAGAAGTGATTAGGAAGTTGCAGCAACAACTACGAGAGGTGAGACATGAACCTGAAACTAGAATTAGAGAGTGAGTGCGTGGCCGGGATTGTCCGTGCTGAGATGAAGGGCATGATCCGATCCCTGCGGGATGATCTAAAACGTCGTAAGGCAGGACACGGGCTGGCGATATTCAGCACCGACAAGGCCGAAGATGTTGCGGAGATTAAGCGGCATATCGCCGCATTTGAAACGGTACTTAAATACTACGGGTGACTTATGAAAG